CGACACCACCACCGTAACCACAGGCTAATTCTTGGACCTTGCCGATCTGTCGTTGCTCTTTATCGATCGCGTCAACAGGCACGTTAAACGTCCGGCTGGCGTTGTGTTTGTAGATGTCTGCGCCCGTGCGAAATAAGTCCAACTTAGCCTCAGACGTAGCGTGCGCTGACAGCCACGGGTTCATCCGCGCCTCGATAGCCGCCCAATCTGCTACGATCAGCACATGCTCAGGCGCAGGTGTCAGCGCAGGGCGCAGCATCCCTTTCAGCACGTCAGTGACGCGTTGCCCGTAGGTCGGCACGATCTTGTGGCCGCGCACCATCGCGTGACGCACAGCCTCGGGGTCATCTGAACACTTGCGCGTGAAATTGTGAACTTGTGCTCCGTAAGACGACGCACGACCCGTGGCCGAGCCGCCAGCGAATACGAACGCGCCCCTGACGCGATGGTCCTCATCATCTGCAAGCGCAGCCAGGCGAGCGAACTTGGCTACACTGCTAGCCCACAGGTCATCCGCGCACTGGATCACGTCAGCAACGTCCGGTGGCACCTGCTCGGGGTCGTCCATCGCAAGCAGGTTAGCGCGAACGGTCTTATCGATCGAATATTTTTTCTCACCGTCCTTGTAAGACTCCATGAGTTTGAGCGCCTCGGGGCTAACGCGGTCCATGACCCACTGACGCATCTTAGGCGAGCGCACGCTCGTGATCTCGCCTTGCGTGACTTCAGCGACCAGTTGCTCGATCTCGACCAGTTCGTCTGACGCGTAGTCGATTGCGGCCTTGCACAGCGCCACGTCCACTAACACGCCACGGTCGTTAATGCGCTCGTTCACATGGTAGTCGGCTAGTTCTTCGTCCGATAGATCGCGCATGGCCTTAGAGATGGCTCGCATGGCGCGGACGTCTTGCTCACAATAGGCCACCATCTCGGCAAAAAGTGCCGCGTCTTGGCAAAACTTGCCGTCTGCCTGCGGCAAACATAGGCGCCTGATCAGTTGCGCCCCACGGTAGTCCTTACGCATGTCTGCGCTAGCGAACCGGCCCACGTCCTCTAGCGACCCTGGCGCACAGTTAGCACGCGCCTGTGTTGCGGTGCAGTAGAACTGCTCAAGTCGGGGTTCAGGAACGTCAAATTCCGGACAAACCACATACCACAGAATTAAACGATCAAACGCCGCGTTATGAACATAGATGCGACCGCCATTTGCGAAGTGATCCGCCACACGCTGGGGGAAAGGTTGATCAGGTATCCAAGTTTTAACTTCCTCGTCGTCAAACGCATATGACAAACACAGTAACGATGTCGATGGGTCTTGAGCGTAGTTGTAAGAGCCCCTTGAAATAAGATCAACGCGACTTCTTGTTTCTGTGTCAAGCCACAATACACTCATGCGAACCACCACACATATCCATACGCGGGCTTTCCGCGTTTCATCGCTCCGCTGATACCACCAGTTTGCTTGCCGCGTAGGGCAATTTCAGCCGCGATTTGACTTTCAAAACATACCGTCGTCTTGGTGCGTAAGTTGATGCCCATGACGCGCTTTTCCGGTTTGACTCGCCGCCCAGCGGCTAGCGCGTGCTGCACGTTTTCCTTGCGCGATACCCACTCTAAATTGTCTACGCGGTTATCACGCTTCAAAAAATTTTTGTGGTTGACTTCGCGGTGGCCTTGCGGGTTAGGGATGAACGCCTGCGCTACAAGCTGATGTATGGTTTTAACGACGCGGGTTTGTTTACCGCCCGAATACAAATGAACGCAGGCATATCCGTGGTTCATGATGTTCGGTTTAAGCGGTCGATTGGTACGTTTTGACAATACGCGTCCAATGTCGCTGACTTCATACAATCCCTCATAGCCTGGCACATCTTTCCAGCTTTCAGTCATATTTAAAATCAGCACCTTCATCTACGGACCCAACGTCGGTTCAGCATTTTGTGCAGCCAGCACAACCAACTCCGAAGCGGTGCGCCTGATCTGCATCGCGCACTCAAGCGCACCAACCGCATCACACATGTCGCATAAGTGCTTATATTCGCGTAATAAATGCGTAAGCGTTTCATAAGGGTGTTCCATAGTTTTCTCCAAAGAAAAAAAAGCCACGGCTGTTACACCGTGGCTCTCCAAGCTAGTTAGGCTACGCGACGACGACGACGACGACGCGGCGCATCTTCAGCGGCGGGGTTGGCCTCCTTTGGTGCGTCCACTTCCTCGGTCTTACCGTCCATGCTTGCCCACTCCACAACTTCAAACACTGGCGTGAATATCTTGCCATAGCTCTTGTGTGTGTAGTGCTCCTTCTTCAGCCGCACGACTGGCACAGGCTTTGATTGATCCTTCTCAACCTGCGCGGCGATCGCTACCGCGAGCGTCTGTACGCTGCGCTTACCACCAACTGACGTGGTCGTGTAGCGGGCTTCCATACCTTGATCGTCGCCCGTAAGACACTTAAGCGACATGCCGACCTGGGTTTCCCAACCCTTCTTTGCGCCTGGCGGGGCGACATCGATGTTGGGCAAAGGCTCAGATACCGACACCATCTTCTCAGCCAACACCTCACCGTCACCCCACGCGATATAGCCGTGGACAAACGAGAAGGGATTGACTGCCCAGGTCGAACCATCTTCGATCTCGGTCTGATCAGCACCAAAGACCCAGTGGCCGGTCTTGTCCATCTTAAGAATGACGACGCCAGACGAACCAACGTCCTTCTCAAGCGCACGCAGTGCTGTGGAAAGGCTTGCTACCGATGGGAGATTTGCTTGACTGAAAGTTACTAAATTAGACATGACTATTTCCTTACTGAAGTTTAGAAAGGGCAGCAGTTGAGTGCAACCCAACGTTAAGCACGGCAGGCCGAGGATCGCTCTCCGGCGCTAGCGTGCTGCCGCTCGACACTGCAATGACAAGATCGTCAGGCAGTGCTAGCTTGCTCTTTTTTAGCACTTTCTCAGCTTGAGCAGGGCTAATTAATTCGGTCTTGCGGCGCTCGTTGTCAGGGATGCCAAGCTGCGCCAGTGCAGCGTCTGCTTTGCTCTCGTTTGCCCACTGACGCATTGCGCGTTTCGATACAAGTTTATACCCCGGCACAGGCATGTTTTTCTCAAGCCGGTTGAACGCCAGCTTGCGAGCCTCTGCGATGAAGGACTCTAGCTTATCGGCCATCTCTAGCGCCGACGCTAATTGATCAGGCGCAAGCGCCTCTAGCTTCAGGTGCACAACGCGGTCGATCTCGCCGGTCATCTTAGGGCAGACGGGCTTGCCTGTGCACCAGCGGCACCAGTCGCCGATTTCAAGCGGTGCATTGGGTTTACTGGCTAAGGTCACAGCAGTCTGTAGTTCGGCGACGAACTGCTGCACCCGCTCAAACGTCGTCACCCAGCGCCGCACCGCAGGCGGCTGCACGATGATGATCTCGATCTCATCTGCGCCATAGAATACCCACCAGAGCTTGTTCGTTGCCATCGCAGCGGCAGCGTAAAAGAGACCCTGGTAGTTTTCCTCAGCGTCCACGATTACACCATCGCCAAACTTCCAATCAAGGATCACGGCTGTGCGGCCAATGCGCCCGATCAGATCGACGTTACCGAAGACGCCCTCAAGACCTTTGACGCCTTCAAACTCGACCTGCACCTCTTGCGCGAACTCCATCGACTGATCAGGATCAATCGTCTCAAGCGCCTGCACGCAAAAGGCAAGCTTCTCGATCTGCTCGTCCGAGAGGTTATGCTTGGCCGCAACCTCGGGCAGTGTCGACGCGCCGAGTAGGTCTTCCATGCACGCGTGCAAGAGCGTACCCTCTGCTGCGTACTTGCTCTCGACCTGTGGTGGCATTTGCTGCACAAGCGCCACCGACCCAGGGCAGTTGATCACACGCTTGGCGGTCGAGCCGCCAACAATCTTCGAGTGATTCATGCGTCCACCTTTAACAGTTTATTGATAGCGTCGCGCAACTCGATGGCTTGCTTCATGGTTAGCATCGTAGAGGCGTAGCAGGAGCTTTTGAACATCGATACCCAGATGCCGTCGCTGTGCAGGCTAAGGTTGATGGTGTCGCCGTGGCGGGCATCGATTGAAATGTAATCATCATCCATTTGACTTTCCTTTAGTTGAGTGAGACTTGACTGTAGCACATTTAATTTACTTGTCAAATTGTTTTTGACAGGTTATGATTCAGACATGGAAAAACACATTGAAGCGTATCTCGTTAAGCGCGTCAAAGCGATGGGCGGTATGGCGTATAAGTTTGTTAGCCCCGCCCATCGTGGCGTTGCAGACCGCATTGTCGTGCTGCCGGAGGGTGTGGTGTGGTTCATTGAACTCAAAGCGCCTGGTGGCCGTTTGTCGCCGTTACAGAAGGTGTTTGCTGACGACATGGCACGGCTTGGGCAACGGTACGCTTGTTTATGGAGCAAGGAAGATGTTGATGCGTGGGCAAAAACTTAGGCCTTATCAAGAGCAGGCCGCTGACTTCTTGTACGAGCGTGATCGTGCGATGGTGCTTGCGCCCGTAGGTGCGGGCAAGACAGCGATCACGCTCACGGCCATGAGCGATATGATCTTTGATGGCGTCGTGCGGTCGTTCTTAGTGCTCGCGCCTAAGCGCGTCTGCACGGACGTCTGGCCCATCGAGGCACCTAAATGGGCCGAGTACCATACGATTGCCGTGGCCGTGGGTACACCCGCGCAGCGCAAGCAGGCGCTAGAGAGCGGCGCTAATATCGTTGTAATCAACTACGACAACATCCAGTGGCTCGCCGAGCAAGACTTAAGCAGTTTTGATGGCATTGTGTTCGATGAGCTAACCAAACTTAAGAACCCATCAGGCGCACGCTTTAAGGCGCTTCATAAGATCATCGATCGGTTCACGATCCGTTGGGGTCTGACCGGCAGCTTCACGAGCAACGGTCTTGAGGACGTCTTCGGTCAGTGCAAGATCATCGATCAGAAATTGCTGGGGCGCAGCAAAGGCGCGTTCATGCAGCAATACTTTAGTCTTAATACTTACGCTGGGTTCGACGATTGGACGCCACTACCTGGCGCACTAGAGCGCGTCATGCAGCGCATCAAACCTGCTACTTTTGTACTAGAACCAGGCGAGTACAAGGACAAGTTGCCGCCCTGTCATGTGGTGCAAATATACGTTCAATTAGACGACCGTGAGCCGTACGAGGCGATGAAGCGTGACTTTGTGGTGCAGTTTCCTGATGCTCAGGCGATTGCTCAGAACGCGGCAGTAGTCACGCAGAAGTTGCAACAGATGTCATCAGGGTTCGTTTACTCACCTGCGCCTGTCTGGTTTAGCCCGCACAAGTTTGACGCGTTGGATGATTTGCTTGACGAGAACCAACGCGCTAACACGATCATTGTTTACCAATACAAAGAGGAACTTGATGAACTCAAACGACGATACAAAAGTCTTACCTGTCTGGACGACCATGACGCCATTGGACGATGGAACGCTGGCAACGTTCCGCTTTTGGCGGTGCACCCAAAGTCCGCCGGTCATGGCCTTAACTTGCAGTTCGGCGGCTGCCACATGGTGTTTCTGTCCCTGCCGTGGTCACTTGAGCTTTTCGAGCAAACTGTCGGACGTCTGCACCGCTCCGGCCAGCAGCACGACGTGTGGGTCTACGTCCTGATGACTAAAGATACCGTCGATGAGCGCATATGGACCGCGCTGCACGACAAACGCAAACTAAGCGATATCGCTATGGAGGCACTGAAATGAGTAGATAAGCTATAAGTTGTTGTTAATTTTGTTTAAAAACGTTTCTCAACTTAAGGAAAAAACATGATCAACATATCAGCATTGAAAAGAGGTATTGAGCCAGCACCGGTTTGCACGCAGCCTGTCTTTATTCTTCACGGCGTCACCTACTACCCGCACTACGATAAGCCGCTGTGGGCGCCGCCTGGCGCATTCATTAAGCACACAAACCAGATCAACGGCAAGATTGATTACAGGGTTGATGAGGAAAAGTTTTTGACCACCGAGCAGATACGCGAGGCGGGTGGTCAGCTTGCGACCGACCAGCTTTGGCCGCGTCAGTGGCTCAAAGATTGGGAACAGTGGCTCGTTGTTGGTCGCGCATAGTTGCGCTAACGAGATTTTGGCAAGGGGAAATACATGAACCGCGAAGAAGAAATGGCGTTGAGAGAGTTGGCCGCAGGACGCTGTGCCATTCAGAAAGTCATAGACGTACTTGGCCCCATGTCACTGTGGTCTAAAACTGAACTAGAGAAAGAAATTTCAAATGCCGTAGCTGCCGAGCGTGAGGAGTGTGCTCAATTGTGCGACAGATTCGCAAACAGAATGATGAGCGCAGAGGAGTGCGCCGCTGCCATACGAGCAAGGGGGAACACATGACAAACAACATCAAACCGTTCATCAAGGCTACAACCCCTGACAACTCTGAGGCCATAGAAATGCTGGAGCAGTGGTTGGAAGACGCCAAGTCTGGGGAAATTGTCACGGTGGCTATTGTTGGCAAACGCGTAGGCGGCGAATGGCAGACCGGCATGAGCAGCAGTCAAAATCGCCTTGAGGACGCCGCAATGCTCATCGAGTTAGGAATGCGTCGGCTTGGCTTTAATCCGCAGAGGTAACGTATGCGAAAAAGTTTACATCTAACTACTGAATTCTTGCCGCGCAAGTGGCCCTGCTTCGCTGTGGGGTTCGTGAGTAGTGGCAGCGAATTTGTACTGCACCTGTATCTGGTGTGCTTCCGTATTCGATGGGGGTATTGAAATGACCTAAGATGAAATTGTCAAGATGGCGCGGGAGGCTGGAGCGTATGCGCCGAAGTACCCGATCGGACCGCACGATGTGCAGTTCTCTGTGGCCTCGCTTGAACACTTCTTTCGTATGGCTCAGGAAGCCGAGGCTGACCGCATCACCAACGAATCAAAGCACATCATCAAGCGAGCAGAGGCGCGTGGTGCAGCAGCAGAGCGTGAGGCGTGTGCGAATTTGCTTTTGAACGTTGACTTAAGCTCGATGGATGCTGACCATCGCTTGCAAAGCTGGACTGCAACAGTGCTGCTGAATTTTTCAGATGCCATCAGAGCAAGGGGAGAGAAATGAGTGGCGATCACAACATGTTTCAAAAAGCCACGTCTTACTTATCTGGTGAGGCTTTTTGGCGCACCGCTGAAGATCAGGAGCCGCCGCTTGGCGTGAAGATGCTACTGCTAAACCCTAGTGGCGTCTGCGTGATCGGGACTTGGGACGATTGGGCCGTGGCCTGGGCGCCGTTGCCCAAGGTGCCCGCGCACATCAAACAAATTTTATTGGAGAAAAGCACATGGCTATAGGTATAGTGCGGCTGAGAAAAGAATCAGCCGTTGATCGGAAACAAGCATGTCTAAAGTATTTGCAGCAACGCTCGACACCGATCACGGCGATTGAGTTAGCTACCAAACTTAAGATGTCATCAAAGACCATATACAACTCACTGTGGCCTTTGCTGGACGAAGGCAAGATCATACGCAAGCGCGTCAAACGGCAGTCATCGGTATCAAAGCGATCGGGCTGGGCCTACGGCTACACCGCGACCGAGATCACGCCACCCACGCGCAATAAGAAAATATCTTGGCACAACCCCTTCTCGTTATGATTAGCGACGACGAATTGATTGGCATGATCCGCAACGCCGCTACCGAGCAGTTGCCGATCGCTGTAATGACCGTCAAGGAGATGCGCCAGTTCGCGCAAAAGGTTGCGATGGATTGCCTTCTTATCGCAGCCATCCCCCACATGACGCCCAAAGACATCATGCGTGTGATTAAGGACCGCTATGACCTCCCGACTTAGTTTATGGCAGACTAAAATCAAAGCCGCTAAAGCCGAGCAGCATCAGTACGAGAAGATGTTGCGGCAACAGTACCGCGCGCTAGAGCGCGTGCAAAAGCAGATCACCGAACTGGAGAATAAAATTGAGCATGAATTGGCGAAAGCTGAACAAAGAAATAGCGCTCATGTCTGAGGATCAAGTGTTGAGTTTGCTTAACGAAGAACGCGCAGGCGCTAAACGTATCTCGATCATGGAGCGACTGCACCAGCGCTATACAGCGTTGCGTGCGTCACGCGAGCGGATGGAGTTGTTTAAGGAAGCAAGAGCGCTTTAGCGTGCCTACCTCATTAACGCCGCCTCAGCAGCGCGTCGTCGCGTGAGGCCAGGAAGGACTCTGCCAGCAGCCTTATTCCATTTAAGGCATTCATCGGCTGCGCCGTTCCAGTCCTCCGCGTCAATACGCTTTTTAAACGTACTGATGCGGTAGTTTCCGAGGCCACAGTTGTAGGCCCAGCTTGTCACAGCGGCGATGCGTCGGGGTAGTGCGGTTTGTATGCTTGGCGACATCCTTACCAGACCACGAACAAAATACTCCACATGGTGATCCAGCGCATCCTCGCACTGCTGCATCGTCCAGATCGTACCGGGGTTGATGTTGGGTCCGGTGGCTCCCCAGCCGATCGTCCAAGGATGTCCTCTGGTACCGGGATCGGGATACGCTTGAACGCGTCCATCAGGCAAACGCTTTGCTAGTCCCTCAAAAGGCTTTATCAGTACATTTTTGCAAAGCGTTTTTGCTTCATTCACTTGTACTTCTCAATACTGCGACCGACAAACCAGAAGGTGAGCACCATCGTGAACAAACCAAAGTCGTCTTCATCCCAGGCCTTGACTAAGACTTCTGCCCAAGGCGCGCCCGTTTGAAATGCAAGAACAAGCGAAGCCGTCTTGACTGCTGCGTACATTGAAAATAACGCCCAGGTGATTCCTGGACGTACCAAGGCAGAGATTCCAGCCACAAACCAACCTGCTGCCTTAGCCGTTTCAGCCTGTTCTTCAAAGGCCGATTTGATGGTATCAAGTTGCTGAACACTGTAGTCAACATACTTTTCCTCCATACGAAATTCACCGCGCAACTTCTCAAGGTCGGTCTGAAGCTGAAACATATTAAGTTCGTGAGCGCGTTCGTTCTTTTTATCTAAGAATTTCAGCACTTCCGGCGCAAGCCTGAACAGGCCACCGAATATAGAACCTAAAAGACCACCTGAGAGAAGATCAAACACCTAAAAGTTTCTTAAAAAAAATGGCAGCAGCGCCAGGGCCAAGGAGCACGGCAACCATGACGGCGTACAGTAGGTACTCAAGTTTTTTCATCTTAGCCGAGCCATCATCAAAGCGCTCTTCAACGCGATTGAATGATTGCTCAATAGACTTATAACGTTCGGCGCAGACGGCCTCGTGAACGGATAAACGCGTTTCCACTTCTTGCTCCATGATGTTTCCTACCCGTTAATCAATTAGTGCATTTTCGCTAGGTTGAGATGCTAACGCATTGATTGTGGCTGTAGTTGCGCCGCTTCGCATAAACTCAGCAGCACGTTGCGCTCCCTTGCTTTTGAACGAGGAAGGGTTACTAATAATACGCAGTACATTACTGCGCTCTTGCGCGGGTAATTTCTCAAGTAAATTCTTAGCTGTCTCAGGCGATTGCATAGCGTCGGCTAAGATTTTCATGGTCTTAGCACCAACTGCTTTTTCTAATTCACTAATTGTTCGGTTAGTGGCTGTAGCCCAGAAATTAAGTAATGACGGTAGACGAAAATTAGATGTGTTTTCTTCTAATAATGTCACCAGTGCTTTTTGGCCTTCTGACGCTTGTTTGCTAGCAGCAAGTTGATTGATACGTTTAGACGCTAACGACTGCAACGTCGAGATCGTATTCTCGCTTAGTTCAGTGGCGATATTGTAATTACCTGAACCAAGGAATTTTTCAACCACATCAGGCGCTTCGTTTTGCACCAAGCGCACAAACGCGTCCTTATCTGTTTTCCATAGTCTAGCGGCTTCGCCGGTCAGCTTAGTCTCAGCAATTTTTTGCATACCTTTAGAAAACTCATCAAGGTATTCACGGTAGCCTTTGCCGCCCGCCGCTTCGATAGCGTTAATCAGCGTGGGTTTTAGTTCAGATGTTACTTTAGCCGCTAAATTGCGTTGAGTGGTTGCGTCTACGCCTGGGCGCAATTGCTGCACCGCAGCGTTAATTGAGTTCTTACGAATGGCGTCCAACGCTCTAGCGTCAATGACGCCACCGTTTTTAGTCCATTGAGCAATATCGTTTGCGACGTTCTTAGCCGCGCCACTAAGCAGGTCATTGCCTGCAAACTCAGGATTGTTTAATACACCGCGAATCTGGCTTACTATCTCATCACCTTTAAGCGGTTTGATGCCCGCCTGCCGTAAGCTGTCCGCAGCGGACTGAGCAAACCGCGCACCTTGACCCAAGTCAAGCGACGCTTCCGCTGCTTTCGACGCCCACTCATCAGACATTTGCGCTAGTTTGCCAGGGTATGTAAATGTAGCCGCCCAAGTGTTTGAGTAACCAGGTTGCACTTTAGCGGGGGCAAAACGTGAGCCTGCGGGTATACCAGCTTTAATTTCTTGTAATCGCGCTGCTGCCGCTGCATGGTCGCCAAGATCAATTAATCGGCGCACTTCTTGCACCTTAGCCGCCGCCTCAGCGCTTAACTTACCTGCCTCGGCTTCATATTGCGCGACTTGCTGACCAAGATTGGCGCGATTTAATGCTGCTTGACGTGCGGGGCTTGTGATGTCACGCAGTGTTTGTTTCATCAAATCGGTTGTAGCGCGTACGTCTGTTGCTGTTGCGCCGCCCGCGAGTTTGGCTAACTCATTAACCCCTTCGTCGTGGCTCATCGTGGCAAATTTGTTCAGGTACTGAGCACCTGACGGACTTTTCTCTAATGCGTTACGTATAAACGCTTGCCACGTTGGGTTTTGAATTTTTGCCGTTACCTCAGCCACGCTAGCGTTAGGTGGCGCATTGCGAAGAATACTTAAAGTCTGCTCAAGATCATTACCTAACGATGCACGCGCTAATGAAGCAGCTTTGTTTTGGGCTACGTTTCTAAAATCAGCAAACATGCCAATAGTCTTACCAAGTAACGGCGCAACCACACGCCCACCCGTTTCGTAAGTAGCCCCTTCAAGCACGTTTTGTATCGGCGTTGTTATGGCGGCTTCGCCTTGACGTGGTTGCTTGCCACCAAGATAAACATCACCTAATTCAAGCGCTTCTTTAGCTATGCCATAACCTAAACCAGCGCCAGCAACGCCACCAGTAGCGACACCAATCGGACCACCAGGCAGCGCAGCCGCGCCGCCAAGCAACGCGCCTCCTGCTGAACCGAGTGCTTCTATGGTCGGCGCAACATATGGGCGAATATTTCGGTACATCTGTTGCCCTGGCGTCAATTGCTGCCGTGGCGCAGTAGGCATACCTTCAACGCGTGATTCCGGTATAGCTGTAGCCGCAGGTGCGACAGGTTTTAATCCAACTTTAGCGTCAAAGTCTGCGCGGGGTATATCTGAGTAAAACTTTTTATAGAGCGCATCCGCTAGCGCTTCATCAGACATGTCTGAATATTGCGGATACTTAGCACGGACTTCAGCAATCGTAGCCATTATCGAATACCTAATGGGTCTTCTTTAGCACCTTTAGGTGCTGGCGAAGGTCGGGCGGCGGTAGACGCGGGTGTTTCATCTTTCTTGGTGTTATTAGCGATAAATCGTCTCATGTTTCCAAGAATAGCCTTGTTAGCTTCAATAGACCTTGTGGGGTCAGACAGCGCTTCAAGCCAAGACCTAAATTCAACGTTAGAGTTAAGCTGCTGCGCGGACATACCTGTAGCATTTTTAACCGCGTTTAGCAATTGATTTCGTGAACTTTGAATAATGTCGCGCTGCGTTTGCGCTTCCGACCCTACCACGCGGCCAGCTACTTGACCAACACCTGTACCCGCAACATACGACAACACGTTAGACATAGCGCTACGTTGTTGACTTGGTACTGCTTTCATTCTATCTAAATCAGCGTACGCGGCTTCTAACGTGTCTAATATGTCGCCTGCTTGCTGTTGGCCTTCTTCGCGTTTGGTTGCCGCCGCAGTTGCCGCAGGTGTTTTTCCTGCTAAACCCAAAACCCCCGTTGATCCTACACCGCCGCCCCTATATTGACGTGCGTCAATCGTAATCATTTGATTGGGGTTAGTAGGGTCTTGAATTGTTGTGACTGTAGGTGCGGGCGCTTCTCTTCCTGGCCCCATACCTAGTATTTGAACCGCAGGCGGCGTAAGTGGTGTCTGTCCTACAGCGCTTGCAGGGTCAACATAAATTGGTTTGCCATCTTTAAGCACCGCAATAGGATTACGTGGCTGTTGAGGTGGTCGTTGGGCGGTTTGATATGCTTGATAACCTTCAGGTGTAATTTCATACCCAAGCGCCGTCATTGTGCGGATAGTATCGGGCGGCAATTGAGCACGCATAGCGCTTTCAATCTGTTTCAACAACAACTGAGCTTCAGCTTTAGCGGCTGGCGTATTGATAGAAGACACGAGTCTAAAACGTTTTTCTAACTCTTGAACTGAGGGGGCAGTGGTCGTAGTCGTCTTAGGCGCAGCGGTAGGTGTAGCAGCAGGTGCAGCGGTGGGAGACGCTAAAGCATTTGCAGGCGTCGGTGCAGTCGCTAATGCGTTAACGGGCGCTGGGGCAGGCGCAGGTGCTTCTGCTGCGGCAGGGGCGGCGGCTGCTAATGCGTTCGTAGGTGCGTCACCACGGATAGTTTTTACGTACTCATTCCATTTATCTTGTTCTTGTACCTTTTGTCTTAT